GACAAGACTAGTGCATACGCTGCATTGGATGAGTCAGAGGTCGATGATTACCTGGAGTCTATTCTAAATGATCCTGCTCCTGATTGTAATTGCGGCGAATGAACCCCTATCAAAAACTACTTAATCGTAAACGTACCTGGACACCTGTCCAAACAACTGCTGGTAAACTGGCTGAAGGCGCGGAAGAAACTATCTATCGTGCCTTGGCTATCCGTCATATGGAGCTACCAGTAGGTGACTTTATCCATGATGCACTGAAGAATGAAGTTCCACAAATGGCAAGGGATCTCCTTCAATCCAATATCAAGGACGAAGAGAATCACGACCTTGCACTCGGTTACATCGCCAACGCTATCGGCGTTGATGAAAAGGCTGAAGCCGAAGCGAAGAAACTTAGGGACGCCTGGATTGCTCATCCAGATCACACGCTCCTCAAAGCATTGGTTGCCGAACGTGCAATTTTCTTTGTGCTCCTCCCATTCTTCCGATTTAACGGTGATGCTGGTCTCCGAACAGTAAGCGCCGACATCTCACGTGATGAACAAGTCCATGTTGCAACGAATAGCCTGGTATGTCGTGAGCTTGGTCTCAATTGGAGTCCTTCTTTGGATAAGCTCAGGAAGGCAACCATTAATTGGGTATTAGAACCACTAGGTAAAAATACCTCTGATAAATATTTGGACAAAAAATTTTGGCTGGATTCCAGTGATAGTCTGATGTATCAAGGTAAAGCACCTGAGCTTTCTGATACACGCCGAGCACGTATGCCAGCTTTCTTCGAACATGCTAACCCAAACCTCCCTCAATACGCATGAACATCCCAACGTTTGACAATGAAGATGACCGTAGGGAATACTTTATTATTTTTAATAGGAAGTTAGATCTTTATGTAAGGTTGTTTGAAACCACAGTTAAGCGTCTTTTTGGTGCTGATTATACTGTTGATAAACTGACAGCTTCATCTTTAGAAATTGTTGATTCTATTACACGTTCTCTATTGTATGATGTAGAGCTTGAGTTTTGCAAAAGTAATCCTAAATATAAAGATGATGCGGAGCCTATCTTCTTGTCTAATCGTATTGTCAAAGAAATTGTCACCCAAGCAATTGAGGAGTTGAATATTGACTCAGGATCTAACCCTGCTTGATGTTAAAGGCATGACTGCTACAGCCATGCTTTCCAAGCTAGATGAAACATTCCCACCAACAAACCCTACACCTGAAGATACAATGGAAAAAATCATGTACCGATCTGGTCAGCGTAGTGTCGTTGAGTGGGTCATTCATTATATGGAGGAAAACTAATGTTTTCTGGCTATAACCCAAACCTTCCTGCACAGTTTTTCAGCGGTAAGGATCTAAAACCTGGTTACATAAGTTCCCCTACCCCTATTGGGGGGCTACAGCTGCAGTATGAACGTAAGGCAACACCTAATATTAAAAGAGAAACCCCACAAGGTACTATAAGAACTCCAGGTCAACCCGGACTTTACATTTACAAAGATCCAACTGTAGCAGCAACAGAAGCTGCAACTCAAGCAACTTTAAAAGTCTTCCAAGACCAAGCAGCAGAAGCTGCAGCTTATCGTACTGAAACCATGAAGATCGCTGAGCAAGCTAAGTCTGAAAGGACAGCTGCTGAGAAGATGATGTCAGATTATAGAGATATGCTGCTGCAAGAAGCTGAAACTAAAAGGGCTACTCAAGAGCAAGCAGATATTGCTTTGAGAACTTCTGAAGCTAATCGAGCAATGTCTGGTCGTGCTCCAAACCTGCAGATTGCAGCTGCTTCTCAAACGCCACAAACTGCTGGAACTCAACCATTCAAACGGCGTAAACTCCAGATGATGCAACCCGGATCACAAGCTTTGTCCGGACTGAATATTGGCACATCTAACTTACTGAACATCTAATGTCTGCTAAATCTCGCTATGACAGATTGTCTTCAGACCGTTCACAGTTTCTCAACACTGCTCGACAAGCAGCTGATCTAACTCTTCCTTACCTTATCCGTGAAGATGAGGTATACACCAAAGGCTCACTTAAACTCACAACCCCGTGGCAAAGTGTTGGAGCGAAGGGTGTAGTTACTCTGGCATCTAAGTTGATGCTAGCTCTGCTACCCCCTCAAACCAGCTTCTTTAAACTACAGGTAAATGATATTAACTTGCCTCAGGAACTAGGACCAGAGATTCGATCAGAACTTGACTTGTCCTTTGCTAAGATTGAACGCACTATTATGGAAGCTATTGCTGCTTCTAGTGATCGTGTGGTTGTACATCAAGCATTGAAGCATCTTGTTGTCGCTGGTAATGCTCTTATCTTTATGGGTAAGGATGGGCTTAAGCTTTATCCTTTGAACCGTTATGTAGTAGATAGAGATGGTAACGGTAATGTTATTGAGATAGTAACAAAAGAAACAATCTCGAAAAAATTACTCAAAAAATTTTATCCGGAATACGAGTATCCTCAACCTAATACTCCCTCTGATAATTCTTCACGTCACGATGATGAATGTGATATTTATACACACGTCAGTCTAGACAACAACCGTTGGATCTGGCATCAGGAAGTAGATGATAAGATCCTTCCTAAGTCTATGGGTAAGGCACCTGTTGATGCTAACCCTTGGCTAGTCCTACGCTTCAACCACGTTGATGGTGAAGTGTATGGGCGTGGACGTGTTGAAGAATTCATTGGTGATCTCAAGTCACTTGAAGCACTGTCACAAGCTCTCGTTGAAGGGAGCGCAGCTGCTGCTAAGGTAGTATTCACTGTCAGTCCCTCCAGCACCACTAAGCCCGCTACCCTTGCTAAGGCAGGTAACGGTGCTATCATCCAAGGTCGCCCTGATGACATTGGTGTGGTACAGGTAGGTAAGACAGCTGACTTCCAAACTGCTTACCAAATGGTAGGTACGTTGTCTCAACGACTCAGTGAAGCATTCCTCATCCTTAATGTAAGGAACAGTGAACGCACTACAGCTGAAGAAGTCAGGATGACTCAACTTGAACTAGAACAGCAACTTGGTGGACTATTCTCCCTCCTTACTGTTGAGTTCTTGGTACCATATCTCAACCGGAAACTTAACGTTGCACAGAAGACTGGAGAGATCCCTCGTCTTCCTAAAGGTGGCATCGTTAAACCAACCATTGTTGCAGGTATCAATGCACTAGGACGTGGACAAGATCGTGAAAGTCTTGGACAATTCCTTACTGTCATTGCACAAACAATGGGTCCTGAAGCTCTCCAAACTTATATCAACCCTGAAGAAGTTATCAAGCGTCTTGCTGCTTCCCAAGGTATTGATGTTCTTAACTTGGTTAAGAGTATGCAGGAACTCCAGCAAGAGCAACAAGCTGCTATGCAACAGCAACAGCAGATGATGATGACTCAACAAGCTGGACAACTAGCTTCCGTTGATCAGAAGCGCGAAGAAGCCGCTATGCAAATGATGCAACAGGAAGCACAACAAACACCACTCCCACCTCCACCAGTTGAATGAGCGAAACATTTACAATGAATGAAACTCCTGCAGATCAACCGGCACTCAATGCCGATGAGCAGGAGTCTTTGGCTATTGCCGAAGCTAATGAAGCAGAACAACAATCTCTGCTTGCTGGTAAGTTTAAGGATACTAAATCTCTTGAACAAGCTTATCTTGAACTACAAAAGAAACTAGGAGAACCACGAGAAGATGTACGGAACGAAGAAGGGAACGAAGAAGCCGAAGCCGGTGAAGAAGTAGAAGAAACTGAAGAATCAGAAGAAGCTACCCAAGAGGTTTTGACTGAAGCTCAAGCCAAACAACTGTTTGAAATGGTTGGTGGTGAGAAGGCTTACCAGTCTATGATTACTTGGGCAGGACAGAACCTTACCAAACAAGAGATCGCAATGTATGACTCAGTAATGGGTAAGGGAGATCCTAATGCTATCTTCTTTGCTGTACAAGCATTGAACAATAAGTATTCAGAGGCTGTTGGTAACGACGGTCAACTACTTACTGGACGTGGTACTGCCGATACAACAGATGTATTCCGCAGTCAAGCTGAACTTGTACAAGCTATGAGCGATCCACGTTATGATCGTGATCCTGCTTATCGTCAGGATTTGATTAATAAACTTGAACGCTCTGACATTTCTTTCTGATGAACGACACTAACATTTGGGCTAAAGAACCACCTATGTACACTGACAAAGATTACATCGTGCCTCATAACGAACGTGCTGAACAGCTTAACGGTCGCCTGGCTATGCTTGGCGTTATCG